AGAGGCGCGCCAGGCGCCCGTCGACCTCGGCCTCGGCGGCGACGATGTAGGCGACCTCGAGCGTCTCGGCGTCGCCGTAGGTCGCGGCGTCCTTGTAGCGGTTGGCGACGTCGGAGAAGTCTATGTAGCGGCCCATCAGTCGACATCTCCCGTGTAGGCCCGGACGAACTGCCGGTTGACGTACGTGTTGACGGAGATCTGCGCCACCCACTCGTTCACGTACCACCCCGGGGATGCCGGCACGTGCATCAGCGCGTAATAGAAGCCATTACCGGAACTCACCGCTGTGAGTGACTGAACGACTGTACCGGTGCGGTCGATGATCGAGGAGCTGATCGCGCCCGGGAGCACGCCGGAGTTGACCCAGGTAGCCTTGAACGTGGTGCCGCCGATGACCTCTTGGACTGGGAGCCGCATGTCAGTTGTACCCTCCAAGGACCGCTGGCAAGCCGCCGCCGCCGATCTCTGGCATCCCGTCCCAAGCCGTACCCACCGCCGGCATGCCGTCGAGCGACATCCCGAGCAGCACCCGTATGTCGTAGTGCGAGGCGATGTCGCTGATGTAAATCGCAGTCCGGTCGTCGGTGACGCCGAAGAGCTCGTCCATGCGCCGCGCGAAGGCGAAGCTCTTCACGAGCTGGTCGGTCGTCAGTACCAAGTCCGACGCCTGGACAGACTTGAGCAAGTACCGGATCGTCTGGTCGGTCGTCGACAGCGCGTCGTCCTTCGCTCGCGGCAGCACCTTCTGCCGTGCCGCGAGGTCGGCGAGTAGCAGCGCGTCCTGCTTGTTTGCCGCAATGGCGCGTCCCAGGATGACGGAGTCGGCGGCGGTGAGCGTCTCAGTCAGGTACTTCGTCAGCCAGCGCCGGATCAGCGTGCCGTCGGAGAGCACGATGGTCGCGTCCGACATCACCCGCAGCTGCGTGCCGGTCGTCAGGCGGATGAAGTTGTCGATCAACGTCAGGTTGTCCGTGACGAGCCTCAGAACCTGGGTAAGCCGCTGCGCGTTGTCCGTCACGGTGAGCCCGTCGGACGGCATGCGGCTCTTCAGCGCGAAGGCCGCGATCGAATCGAGTAACGTCATCTGGTCGCTCACCCAGATGTTCGCCATCCTGGCCTTGAGCGCCTGGTCGGCGGTCAGCATGACGTCGGACGCGAGGCGGGAACTCAGCACCAGCCGCTGGACGCCGTCGGTCACCACCAGCGCCTCGTCCTTATCGATCGTGTAGGTCTGAGACCCAGGCCTTATCACCGTCGGAGTGATCGAGTCGAGGACGAGCAGCGAGTCGGACGGCACGCGCGTCGCTTTGAGGTAGCGCTGCAGGCTATCAGTGACCGAGAGGCTGTCGTCTTTGGCCCTTGTGGCCCATACGAGCCGCAGCACGGAGTCTGTGACGACCAGCGGCTCGTTCTTCACCTGCGTGTAGATCTGACCCTGGCTGGTCACCGATTTGACGATCGAGTCGAGCGTCAGCAGGGCGTCGACCGGCATGCGCGTGTAGAATACGTACCGCAGCAGCACGTCGTTCAGCGTCAGGCCGTCGGCCGTCGTCCGGTTGCGCAGCGCATACCTGAGCGTCGCGTTGTCCGACATCAAGATCGCCTCGGCCTCCCAGCGGTTGCGGAGCACCCAGGCGATCCTGTTGTCTGTGACGATCAACGTATCGTCCTTGTCGATCGTGTAGACATTCCCGCCACCGCCGCCCGGGATCACGGTGACGATGTCGTTATCCGTGACCTTGACGACGTCGGTCCAGTTGAGCTGGTTAACCTTCATCACGCCGTCACTCGTCAGAGTCAACGTGTCGTTGACGTTCGTCACCGACGGATAGCTGAGAATGATCTGGCCCTGGTAGCCGTTGCCGCCGTAGCGATTCGTGCTCGAGGTCCGGTAAGCACCCCCGCCTCCGCCACCGTAACCGCTGGCCGGCGCAGTACCTGCGCCTACGCTGCCATTCCTGCCGTTGCCGCCTACTCCACCGCTGTTGGCCGCGGCCAGCGCACCGCTCGAGCTGTTGGCGTTGTTACCGGAGTTCGCCGTCGCGCCACTTCCCCCGCCCCCGCCCCCCTGGGTGCCGGTGCCGAAGTAACCGTTGCCGCCGTTGAACTTGAAGTCGCCCGTGCAGCTGCTGACCGATCCGCCGAGCGCACCAGACGTCGTGTTGACGGCATTGGTGAGTCCGCCGGCCGCGATGCAGGACGAGTTGTTCCAGGTCGTGACGCCGCCGTTGATCGCCGTCGTGACGCTGCTGACGCCCGCAACGCCAATGAGGTAGTTGTAGATCGAACCCGGGTTGACAGCGAAAGAGTTGATGCGCGCGTAGGCCCCGCCACCGCCGCCACCGCCGGGGCCGCTGGTCGTGCGCGTAACGCCAGCTCCGCCGCCCCCGAAGCACTCCACCATCGCCCAGGTGATGCTGTTAGGACAGGTCCACTGCGAACCGGTGGTGAGCGCTACCCTGGTCAATGGGTCCTCACGATCGTCGGAAGCACGCAGGGCGGTCCTGAATAACCTGGCGGCGGCGTAGCCGCGAAGGTCATCACGACTGCATCCCAGTTACCGGACGCTTGTGTGTCGTAGTACACCCAGCTTTGTTGGGAGTTATCGTTGTTGAAGTAGTAGGAACCCCAGCAATCGCCAGAGGTCATCGCCGATGCGTCAGTCTGCCCTGTGTAAGTCGGACAGAGAAAGGCCCCCGCAGCTGGAGTAACAAGGGCATTCGGCGGTCCGGTTCCCAGACCCATCGTACTGAATGCTATTCCAGTGGACGCGATCGGCGTGATGGTATTCGCTGGCGTATTTCCGGCGCCGAAAGAACCGCCATTCTGCGCAGACGAATTATCGAAGGACGACACGTTCGCCATGTCGATTATGATTCCGAGCGACGTCAGACCGGTGTTGATTGTGCCAGTCAACGTAAGGACGTCGGCGCTGAAACCGCCACCCGTACCGACTACGACCCATGCGGCGCCGGGATTCGCCGAGCCAGGCGAAAGTTGCGTCCAACTGCCGCTCGCGCTCCCGGTAGTCGCTGTCCAGCTAAAGAGGCTGCTCTGGATCGAGGAGTTGATTGCCGCTGCGGTCCCCAGGATAGGCATCTGCAACTTGTATGGGTGCGGGCTCGTCCCTTGGCTCAGGAAGTACCACTGCGTGCCGATGATGCGCGCAGCGTAGGCGTCGGGAGCCGTCCCCGATGATGCGGCTTTCAGCGCGACTGTTACACTTGGCCAGGTCGTTGCTGTAGCTGTCCACGTCCCACTGAAGGATGGGTCGATCGCGCCATGCGTCGGCTGCACGTAGTACTGGGAGAAATAACCTTGGTCGATTTGTGTTTGAAGTAGCGTGAAGTTTCCGCTCGCGTCTGCGGTGATGTCCGCTAGTCCATTGAAAGCACCAGAGAGCCCATTCGTACCGTTGTCGGTCATCCCTGCCATTTGAAGGATGAGATCCCCGTCCACCGTAGTTGTGATCGAACCGGAATCCGCTGTCCCATTTTTGACAGGAGTCGCGAGCTGATTATTTGCGACGTCCACCGGACTCGACGTTGCGATGTTGTACCACTCGAGGAACGCCGGCATGAAACCCGTGACTGCCGTCGTGCCTCCCGCGCCGAACTTCACCGTGATCTTAGTCACTCCGCCGGTCGCGTTCGGCAGGATATAGACACAGAACTTAATGCCGTTGCCAGAATCCGTAACGGTATAGTTCGGCGAACTTGGCCACGTATTACTCTGATCATCTGTGATCGCAATCGTGCTCGTTCCCGTCGTCGTGACCTGGAAAACGAGGATCAGACAATTATTGGCAAGCGTGGGATTGGTGAGCGGCAGAACAATGGAAGCCGCTGTCTCGCCATTCTGACTGTTGCCCCACGCGATGCGCTGCACTAGCCCAGGGATTGCCGTGAAGGCGTAACGCGCTTCATGGCTGAGGATGCTGGGCAGATTTACCTTTGCTAGTGGTTGATCAAGCGCGAGCTTGATAGGTGCGGCGGTAAGTTCGTCAAGCGAGTAGGCCGTAAGTGCCGGTGACGAGACTGGCACCCACAATGCAATGCAGGCGGCAACCGCCGCGGCTACGTGAGAGGGTTTCTGCCGGATCCTCACGCTGCCGCGATCTCCATCTCGTCCATCGGTACGCCGACGTCCTGGTCGCAGGTCGTGCAGAGTACGTAGGGCGACGTGCGCATCTGCTCCATGTCGCCGTCCACGTGCCCGATCACGCCCACGCCCTCGGCGTCGATGCAGCAGCGGCTCACGCGCCCGTCAGATAGCACCGTCACCCAGCCGCCGGTCACCCAGGGACAGGGCCGCCCTTTCTGGACGCTCACCGCCCACGGCACTTGGCCCGCCCAGTCGATCGAGGCCACCGAAGGATCTGCGCTGATCCCGGCCAGGATGCCAGCAGCGCGCAGCGCGTTGACCGCAGGACCTGCCTTCTCTGGCCGGTGGAGGCTCACCCAGACCCTGATCCGCGAAGGTGCGATCGCCTTCGCTAATTCAGGCGTCATCAGGAGCCCGTTGGTGGCGAGGATCAGCTGTGACGCCTCGCCAACCGCCTCCCGAGCGAGGAACACGTTGCGGACGAACTCGGGGTGCATGGTCGACTCACCGATCCCGGCCAAGTTAAGCTCCGCCGGGCCATTCCTCTCGACGAAATGCCGCGCCCAGTAAAGCGACCGCGCATAGATCTCGGCCGTCATGTGCTCCTTCGGCCGGCCCATGTGCGGATGTGGGCAATAGCGGCACCGCAGGTTGCACTGCGAGGTCATCTCGATCTGGTGAACCCGCCGGACCTTGAACGAAAGCATCGCGTCCTCCTCGTTTCTACAGGAACTGCTCGACCGCCAGATGACACGTCACTGGCCCGCGGGAGTGCGCGATTTGCTCTCGCGTCGTCTCCCAGGCGTGATGAACACCGTTGCGGGTGCCGCCGCTCATGATGTACGTGCTCCGCCCGGCGCTCGGAGTGAAGTCCGGCCAGTCATGCTCCACCTGGATGAGGACCGTACCAGTCGTCCGAGTGCAGATGCGCTGCACGATCATCAGACGACCACAGGCGTCCCAAGCGTCGGCGGATCGAGCGCGGCGAGCGGCGCGACGACCGCGAACGACACCGTGGCCCACGCGCTCGTGAGTGGTGGTACCTGTGTATCCACTTCCGCCGCCCTCACCTGGTAGTTGCCGGGGTCGAGCGCGTCGACCACGATCTCAGTTGCCGTGGGCGGCAGGTCGGGGAGCGAGGACCAGTTGGTGCCGTCGGCGGTCATCTGGGACACGATCTTGGCGACCTCGCCGATCGTCGCCGTGACCTTGCCGCCGCCGCGGGTGAGCGTTACCTGGAGGGGAATCGTTGCGCGTGACATACCGTTAACTCCTGTCGTGATAGATGCGGGGAAGAGACGCGGCGGATCGAGCCGCCCACGCCTGCGTAACCGATGCCAGAGTGTGATCAGCCATTGCCACATTAGAAACACTTTGCAACAAGGGTCGTCGGCTCCGCTTTTGTATCGGTGAGCACCACGTCGGCGACCGGGACTACGTAGTAAACGACGCCGGCTTGCGTGATCGATTGCGTCAGGTCGCACGGCGTGTTCGCCGGCACTGTACCGACGACCAGAAGCACGATGGTGTTGCCAGTCTTGATCGGCGAGTACGCCGGGCCGCTCGCGAGCGACGGCATCGACGTGGTCTCCGGGTAGCCAAGCGACATGTAGAGCGGCTCGAGATCGTAGTACGCGCCGCCTGGCGAGATGTCGGCGAGCGCCGTGGGCTTGATGTTGGTCGCGTTCCACTTGGCCGCCGCGCTGGTCGTCGTAAGGTTGCCGAGCTGGGTGCGCCAGTTCGTGACCATCTCCGACCAGTGGCCCCACACCCAACTGTAGGTGGCGTCCGGGCACTTCCAGCGCACCACCCAGCCGGCGGCGTTGGTTCCGACGTGCGTGCTGTTGCCCGTGCCGCCGATCTCCGCCGGCCAGCAGGTGGGCGCCGGCACAGTCTGCGCATTCGCCGCACTGGTGAGCAGCAACAGGAGCGAGAGCATCAGCCGTTTCATGCGGCCTCCTGGATGTACGACCTCGGGACCCTGAACGCACACTGTCCGCAGAGCGAGATCGGGTGTGTCGTGAACGAGCCCAGTTCATCGTCCACGTGCGCGATCTTCCCCGTGCCGTGCGCGTCCCAGCAGCAGGGGTTTACTGCGCCGTCCTCGCGCACCACCGCCCAGGCGTTGCGCAGGTAATGACAGTCGCCGGGCTGCATCGTGTTGTACCATTCGACCTGCCCCGCCCAGTCGAAGGCGAGCGTGACGAATTTGTCGTTGGTCTCGCCCATGGCGCCCGCCGCCTTCAGCATCTGGATCGCCGGCCCTGCGACCTCGGGGCGGTGGAGCGAGACGTAGACGAAGATCTGGTAACGAGCCAGCCAGCCGGCAATCTCCTCGGTCATCGCCACGCCGTTGGTCGCGAGCACGATCGCCTTGTCGCCCATCACGGCGCGCGCGAGTCTGAGCGCCTCCTCGAGCCGCGGGTAGAGGATCGCCTCGCCAATGCCGGTGAGTGATAGTTCACGCTGCGTCCCCTGATCCAGGTAGTACGAGACGTGCTCGAGCGCCCGCAGGTACGTCATCCACTCCATGTCGCGCTTCGGCCGCTCGAGTTTCGGATGCGGGCAATAGACGCAGGCGAGATTGCACCTAGAGGTGAGCTCGATCTCGTGGACCTCGGTGACGGGGATGCGGATCATATCGGCGCCCTCAGTGCCCGTGCGAGCCAGCCTACGGCCTCAACTGATCGCCCGATGTCGCCGAAGCCAAGTACCTGCGGCTCGCCATCCGAGCCCACTAGCACTACGACGGCCACCAGCGCCTCTTGCTCACCCGCCTCGATCCGGTCCGCGAGGTGCCGCAACCGCCCGACCACATCGGTGAGCGGCCGCTCGATCGGGAAGTCCAGTACGTTGACGAGTCGCTCAGTCATTGGCTTACGTCGTATGCGCCACGTTGTGCGATCCGACCATGATGCGCACGGTGAGGTTGAGAAAGTCGCTGTTCTGCAGCGTGACGCCCATCCCGTTTACGTGGTTGAAGATGATACCGGTCGACTGGCTACTATTCGCGTAGTCACTGATGGCGCATGAGTCCATCGTGAGCGTCGCGATGTTGTCGACGAACCCGGCCCAAGTCGCCGTGAGCGCGATCCACATCTCGGACTGAGCGTTGGTCGAACCGGCGTTGCACGCCAGCTTGCGCCCAGAGCCCGCCTCGCCGATGTAGCTCTGCACGCTGTTGTACGTGCCGGGGAGCGTGGACGTGCCGATGACGAGATAGGCGGCCGCTGAGGTCACAGCGCCCGTATTAACCCCCCGGTTCGCCAGCCGGTTCATCCCGAAGTACGTCACTTGGTTCTTGAGCGTCTTCTTCTCGATGCGTCCGTCGGCGCGCGTGACGACGACGTCCCACCACCCCTCGACCGAGATCCGGTCGTCGGGGACCAGCGTGCCGTTCAGCGCCCGGACCGCGTTCCTCAGCCTCTCAGAGATGTTGGGATTCATAGTGCTTCGTTGACTCCTCGGTGACGAGTGTAAGTAATTGCCTCAGGTGCTCCCGCGAGTACACCCGGCCCTTGAGCTCGACGGTGCCCGCGAGATCACGGGCTTGTGGATGTGCGACCTGGAACTTGATGTCGATCTCGAACCCGGACTGCAAGACCTCGCAGCAGAGCGAGTAGTAGCTCATGCAGTCGACCAGCATCTTGATCTGCCGGAACGACATGACGCGCTCGAAGAGCTTGATACCGAGCCGTGCCCGCTCCGGGTGGCCCTCGAGCACGTGTCCCTGCGTCTGCTGCATCTCGAACATCATCGACTGCGCGATGTCGCGCAGCATCAGAAAGGCGTTGAGCTTGCGCTCAGGGTTCAGTTCCATGTCGCGCTGGAGCAGCGGCCAGTTGCGCCTGAACCGCGCACGGCGGGTGTTCTCATCGACGTAGCCGGAGTGTAGGAACTTAGTCTCTGGCCGCATATACGTGTGCGGCACGGCGTCTCCCATCCGCACCTCCGGGTGCTCGTGGACCAGACCATGGAAGCGCGCGCCGCTGTCGCGCCGGAACAGCCGGCACGGCCAGTCGGTCCCGATCACGGCGGGCGGGTCAATAGCGAAGTGGAACTGCCCGAGCGCGTAGCCGTTGCAGCACCCGTCGCGGAGTAGCCGGTGGATGCCCCACGGGGTTTGCATGTCCTCGTCGACGTCTAGCCACAGGATCCAGTCACCCGACATGGCATCGAGCGTGACGTTGCGAGCGGCGGCAAAGCCGTCCTCGAGTGCCGCCTTGCCATCTAGGATGATGATTGGAACCCACGGGTGCCGGCGGCGTGCGGTATCTATGGCGTGGATCGTCGCATCACTTGAGCGCTTGTCGATCGCCACGACGACCTCGTCGACGAAGTCGGCGAATCGATCGATGCTCTGTCCGATTCTGTGTTCGCCGTCCTTGACGATCAGGCAGGCGCTCACGAGCTCGCGCGGTGCGAGTTGCTTGGCCTTGCGCTCGTAGTTCACCGGCCGGTACGGCTCCCCGTCGGCCCGAACGGACCAGACCCAGGAGCCGAGCGGGAAGCCGGACATATCAGGCTCAGCCGGCGCGTAGACGATGTCAACGTCCTTATCTCCACAGATCTCCTCGATGTCCGCACGCTCGAAGTGGTGAAGATGCTCACGCCCAGTCTTGAACGCCTCGCGGCCGGTCCACTCCCAGCGGCCGGCGGGAGTCGTGACAATGAGTAGGCCGCCGGGCTTCAGCACTGACTCGAGCTGGTTGAGCAGCCCAACGTAGTCGCGCACGTGCTCGACGATCTCACCCGCGATCACGACGTCGAACAGTTCATAGGCCGGCGCCACGAGCTCGCCGTCGGTCCCGGTCGCCAGACCCTCAACGCGCTCACAGAGGAAGGCGGGATTGAGTGCCGACTGGTCGCCTACGACGAACGCGGTATTGCCGAGCTTCTCCTTCCGCGCCCAGCTAAGCGCCGCCTTGATGGCACGTGCTGAGATGTCGACCCCGGTGAACTGCGCCGCCGGGAGCATCTTGGCGAGCGGCACGACGTAGTGCCCGTGCGCGCAGCCGTAGTCGAGCACCCGCATCGGCGCGCGCGGCTGGCGATTGGCCGCCTCGGCCACGAACTGGAGTACACCGCGGAAGCGCGTGGTCGAGGTCACGTCCTCGCCCACCACGTGCTCCTCGTGCTCGTCGTAGTACTTGCCCTGGTGATGCTCGTAGTGCGCCTTCAGTTTCGGGCCGTCGTCGGCGAAGGCATACATCTTCTCAATCTCCTCGATCGAGAGCGATGCGATGGGGTCGATAGGGGCCGCGTCCTCCTGCCCTTTCGCCCACCTATTAATGAGCCATTCACCGAACACGATGTCGCTGTGCTCAATGCAGTGCCGCAGGTTGCGGGCGAAGGACGAGCTGCGCTTCTCGAACAGCTTCGCGATCAGCGCGTCGAGCTTTTTAGCCGACTCGGTCCATGTCCAGCGCGGCGCAGCCTTGAGCTGCCGTTCGCGCATCTCGTCCAGCACCTTCGGATGTTCGGCCCAGTCCTCGACGATCCCGACAAATCGTTTGATGTCCGGCTCGCCGTTCACCAACGGGAGCAGCAGCGCGCCCGCGCCCCTACAGGTCTCAGGCAGCGCGCCGACCTTGCTGCCCAGGATCGGTAAGCCGGCGGCCATCGCCTCCATAGCGCTGATGCAGCTCGTCTCCTCGAACTTCGACGGGTAGAAGAGCGCATCACACCGCATCTGGACCTGAGCAAGGTCCGCCTTCGTGAGCGTACCGAGCTTCGTGACGTTCGGCAGCGTATCGGACCACTCGTCCAGCTGCGCGTAGTAGGCGGCCATCTCCGCCGTGGTGTTGCCGTAGCCGCACGTGTAAAGGCGCACGTTCGCCTGCTTGAGCTGTTCCATGATGCCGCCGGGGCGCACCAGATTCTCTAGGCCACGTTCTGGGCGCGACTGGTAGAGGAGCTTGAACTCGATGCTTGAGTCGAGCGCCTCAAGGGTCTTATGGAACTCCCGAGGCGTTATTTTCAGAGTCTCGGATAGATCGGTTGGCATCGGACGCCACCGCTCGTATAGGGATAGGTCGATCCCGTTCGGCACCGCGTGGTGGTGGTCGGGCTTGAAGCCGTAGACCTCCTTGATCTGCTCAACGTGCCAGTGCGAGACGCCGGTGATGGCATCGATCTGCCAGAGCCCGTGGCTGATGACCGGCATCGAGCGGTGAAGCGCCAGGTCGTGGAGCTGCCAGATACAGACCTTGGCGCCGAAGCGCTTGTGGAATGCCACCGGATGGCGCTGCACAATGAGCACGTCGAAGGGCGTGTGAACCGCGTACTGCTCGAACCGCGTGCCACAGGGCGCGTGCTCGTTCGCGTGGCCCACCCAGGCGTAGCGCACGCCATCGAAGAACCCGTCGCAGCCCTCTTTGCCCGTCCAGACGTCGACCCGATGGCCGAGTGCCAGAAGCTCGCGGGCTAAGTAGTAGGCCGCACTCTCAGACCCTCCGAGCGACCGCTCCCTGATCGTGTCGCCGTCGAAGGGCATCCCCATCGCGTGTATGACGATATGCACTTGAGCCTCCGTTTGTCGTTGGTGTCAATCAGCCTTCGCTCTGCTTCGGTTTCGCAGGCTTCTCCTCCTTGGGCGGTGGCGCTGGGACCTTCGCGCCAATGCGCGCCAGCTCGTCCAGCCAGTGTTGCCGCTTGAGCGGCGGCAGGCCGGCGGAGAGCCTGAGGATCGTCGCCACGCGCTCATCCTTGCGCACGTCGTGATCCTTATCCGCGTAAAGCGCCATCTCGATCCCCTCGAACTCCTGGACGCAGCGTACGTCGTCCTCCTGCTGGCGCTCATCCAGCCAGACTTCCGTCCGCGCGCCCGTCTTGCGGTCCGTGTGGTGCCACACTGCTTTCGCCATGACTTGGTACCTCCGGCTAAAAGGACGGGGGCGTGTCAGGCCCCCGCCAATCTCGCCTGTCTGCCCTTGGGGATAGAGCGTTCTGCCTTGTCAGACGAGTCCATTGGCCTGGGCCGAACCCACGCCCAGCAGCAGCGCACCGTAGTCGGAGCCCGTGACGCGCTCGTCCTGGTAGTACTGCACCTCGACACCGTCCACCCGTGCCCGCGTGTCGAACGAGTGCCGGATAGCGGCGAAAGGCTCGCCAAGTTCCGGTGCGGTCCAGCGGAATGAGTAGAGGAACGACGGCACCTCGCGCGAGGCGGCCATCGGCGCGTAGTACATCAGCACGCCGTCCGAGGGGAAGTAGTTCGAGAACGTCGCCGTCTGCCCCTCGTTCATCGGGTTGTAGAACGCCTGCGCGATCAGGAGCCGATCGAGTTCGAGCGCCGCCTGTGCTCCTGCACGCGAGACGTTGTTACCGCCCGCGTAGAGACCCTGGACGAAGTTGCGGAAGTTGTAGTTCCGGCGAGCATAGTTCCATGCCCGATAACCGAACAGCGCGGAGTTCGGCTTCACCGCCGTCTGGCTCTGAATCTGCTCCTGCATCTTCCACAGCATCGAGACCGGATCGCCGGCGCCCGTGCCTGTGCCGCCCGCAGTCCAGGACGAACCGCAGAGGAAGGACGTCGACACGTTCGCCTGAGCGAGCGTGAGTACGCGGCGGTCCCAGTCCAGCGTCAGCTTGTCGGTGAGGTAGCGAATCGCACCACCCTCAAGCTCGAGCTGCCAAGTCGGGTCCATGTTCGCCCGGTCTTCCACCGGGATGTCGTACGCCAGCGCGTAGTTCTTCGCCGCGTACTGGGCCGAGCTGACCGTGCGCGTCACCCGGTTCGCCTGTGATCCACGGCTCCTGTTCGTCTTCTCGATGGCGAACGCCTCGCCGCGGGAGAATACCGGATACGAGTCCGTTTCTTTCTGCACCGGTACGATGGGGGCGATCTGATCAGCGATCATCCCCGGCGGCCGGTAATTGAGAGCGATCTGCGACAGAAGTATGTCGACGTGTAGATCGCGGCCAGTTGAGGAACCCATAGTTTATGTCGTCTCCTGATTGGTTAGTTGCCGCTGTACACGCCGAGATCCGAGAAGTCGATGATCGCCTGGACGAAGTCACCCGAATTGGCGGTCTCGAGGAACCGACCGACGGTCGTGCCGCCCGAGACTGCGTTCGTCAGGAATCCGCCCGAGGCGATAGCGACTGGCCAGCCGAGCGATGCGACTGCCGCACCCGCGACACCCTTCTGCACGCCGGCGAAAGCATACGTCGCATATTCGCCTGAACGAGCTGACGATATGAGGATGCCGATCGCCGGTAGCGGGCTCGCAGTGGAATGCAGCGTCCCGTTCACCGTGATGACCTTGAACCGCGACGACTGGGCGGTGAGATCCGCCTGAGCCTGCACGGTGTAAAGCCACTTAACATTTTCGGTAGTCATGGAAAGAGTTCACTCCTGATTGGGTTAGGCCGCCTTCGGCTCCGCGAGATCCTTCCACGCCTGCGCCAGCTCTGGCCGGGACGACAGGACCGTCTTCGCCGCGTTGAGGAGTTCCTCGTGCGTGAAGGTATGCTTGCCCTGCGAAGTCAGCAGTGCCCTGGCCCGCATCAGCGCTTCGGCATCCGGCGCCATGCCTTCGGGCACGTCGGCGTTCGGATCGCGCAGCGTGAAGATCTCGCGCTTCTGCGCGCGCTTCGGCTTCGGGTTCGGGTTCTCTTTGATGAACTCCTTCACGTCCTCGGCCGTGATCGTGACCACGACTTCGTCGTCCTGGACCTTGTAGACCTTGATGAACCGCTCGCGGGCGGCCGGCAGGATGTCCTCGGCCTTCACCGCAGTTTCGAGTTGATCGATGATCGCCTTGCGGCGCGCGTCGACCTTGTCCTTCTCGACCTGCTTCTGCAGGTCCGTGAGGCGCTGTTTGGTCTGCGAGAAGTCGCTCTTCTCGCGCTTGAGCGCCGAGTTCTCCTCCTCGAGCTGTACCGTGCGACGGCTGAGTTCGGCCACCTGCTGGCTGAGCTCCTTGATCGCGTTGGTGTTGTCTTCGGCCATGTGATTATCACTCCGATGATTTGGTTGAGTTTGCCGGCCGTCATCTCGCGAGAACGTCACACAGGCTTCGCCCTGGAGCCCAGAGCCGCGCGCCATCGTGAGCGCCTCGAGTTCCTTCAGAGTGCCTACGGCCGGCGCCGTCGCACCGAGGAGAGCCACTGCGTCGAGCACCCACGGGATGAAACCCGTATTGGCTTTGACGTTCTTCAGCAGCTCGATGGAAACGAACTTGTAGAGCTTCTTACCGATCGCCTTGTAGACGACGTCGGGAATGTCGGCGATGTCCGCCATGAGTTTCGAGCCCTCGCGGTAGAGTTTGGTAACCCACCCGAGGGCCGGTGAACCGTCTCGCGCGTCCTCGCCCATGTGCCCGAACTTGAGCGGTATACGGCCTGCGAGCTTGAGCGCGTTGAACGAGGAAACGATGCCGTCCAAGTCGTCGTCCGTGAAGGTGAGGCCGTTCCAGGTCCCCGCCTCGAACACCTCTGCGCCTGTGATGCTGTTGCTCATACGTCACCCCATTCGTGAGGCGAGTGCCAGCGCGTCCGTCACCGTGATCGTATGAACGCGCGGCTCTTTCGCCGTCGCGATGACAGCGAGGAGCCAGGCGACGTCGGCCACGCGCACGTGATCGTCAAGTTCGAGACCGGCAATCTCCGCGAGTACCATCGATGCGGTCTCATCGATCGCCTCAACGGGCGACTCGCGTTGGATCTGCCGGATGCGGTCTCGCAACTTCATTTGCCGCGCTTCCCGCCGTGGTAATGAGCCTGGCCGGGAGCCGCACCCTTGGCGCGCGCTATGGCACCAATCACGCCCTCCGGTACGCCCTTGGCACGCAGTTGGGCCGCCCGGCCACCGTGGCCCAACTTGTTCGATTTGCCGTGGTACGTGCCTGTCTTCTTCGTGTCGCCGCTCTGGGCGCGCTTCATCACTTCGACGACCTCGGCATTACGCGCGAGTGTGCCGCAGTCAAATACGGCGTGCGACGCCGCCACCGCGCGCTCGGCGCGGCTCATGCGGCCGGAGTTCGTCTCACAGCCGGCATCGTCGGCGCCATCGTTGTCGTCGGCCATCGGGTTCATCGTGTTCTTCGAGCGTGCGAAATACTCGGCCTCGCCTCCTGGCGGCGGCACGTCAGCGCCTGAAGGGTGAACGATGCGCGACGCGCTGTAGCGCTTGTCGCCGTCGTACTTGGAGGTTGGCGTCGGTCGAACGGGTGGGTTCTTCACTTTCGCTCCTCTGCCGCGGGGCGGCTGCATCATGTTGTCGGTGTGTAGATCATGCCCGGTCGCCGAGCCCATCTTCGCCTTCGCCTTGCCGCGCAAGCGCCCGATGGGTCGCGTATTGCTCGGCACGTCGCGGATCACGGTCGCACCTGGGGTCACGAGCTTCGAGATCGGCGACGGATCGGGGCGCGCCACTGGGCCCATTCCAGCGCCACCTGACTTCGGTTGATACGGCGGGCGCTGGCCGGACGCCGGGTTGATCGTCCCAAGTCCTTGGGCTCGGCCGCCCGTGCCACGGCGACCCGAGGGCTGCGGACTTCCGCCCGAGCCTGGCTGGCGCATGGTGGACGCCGAGCGGCCGAGGCTGCCACGCGGGGCATCGCCCTTGCGCGCGAGCTTCTTGATGTACGGGCTCGGGCGCGGCGCTGGACCGTCGCGGCGCACAACGGGCGATCCAACGACAGGCTGCGTGTTCGGCTTCGGCAGCTGTGGGTACGATGGCGGCCGGATCGGGGTCGGCTTGATGGGCGGCCTCGGCGGAGTCGGGCGAACCGTGGCAAAGCTCGCCGTCTCCTCGCCGACCGCCGGCACGTCCGCGCCGCTCGGGAAGTTCACCGCCGGTCCTGGTCGTGTGTCCATTGCCTTTCGTCCTCTTAGGTTTTCCGTTTGCGTGTGAAGCCAGCCTGCGGCTCTACTGAAGGGTCATCGGATTCGACACCGTCCCAGCCGTCCAGTGTGGTGACTGGTACCAGTACGGAACGGCAGTTGTAATGGTTGGGAGGACGATAGTCGTCCCAGTTCGGGCTATCGTCGGCCCACACCGAACCGTCCAACGCTCGACAGATCTCCGTGGTGCGATCATCCAGGATCGCTGAGTACTCCAGCGCCAGGACGAAATCGGCGAGCGCAGGATCGGTAAACTCCTCATAGCGCGCCTCGTTCAGCGCCTCGAAGTTGTTCGTGCGCACGAGTGTGTTGAGGTACGCCGGCACGTTCGCAGTCCCAACCGCGTCCGCCAGCGCCGCCTCGGTGTCGTCCATCACGTTTTTGCGCGGCTCCTCGGCTTGCGTCGCCTCGAGAGTCGTGAAGCCGGCGCGGATTAGCCGGTTGTAGATGGATGCCGTCACCGCCTCGGGGCGCGCGCCGCTCTTAACCCCGGCCAGCAGCTCCTGCTGGATGATTGAGCGCATGCCGTCGGTCAAGTTCTGCGCCATCCGAAAGCCATTCGCCTCGATGAAGTCGGCCGTTTTCTGCCTCAAGGCCGCGAAGCGCGCGCGGTTCAAGGTCGTCGGCCGCTTGGCGCGCGTCAACTCGCGCCTCGCCTGCTGGACGCCGAAGTCCCACGCGTTCGTGAGCCCGTCCTTGAACGCGCCCTTGATCTTGCCGACGTCCGTGCCGTCGATCTTGACGTCGCCGATGTCTTGGACGTTGTCCTTGAGCAGCGTCGGGAGGGTTTCTGGGTCGAGCACGCGCCGCGTCGCCCGGACTGCCAGCCGCGCAGCCTGCCTCACGCCATCGTAGGCCATGCGGTTCGTCTTGGCGTCGATCACCGCGAACTCGACGCGGGCGAGGGCCCGAGTGAAGGCTTCGCGCGTCACCGTGCGCGGCTCGCCGGTAGGCGTGTGAGCCACCACACGGAGCTTTGGCTTCCCAGGACGCCTGAAGGAACGGCCTACGGCTGCTTTGGGCTCGACGGACGCGACTTTCGGCGGTGCAATGCCCTCTGCTTGCGGACTCACCTGATCGCCTTCTGCAGGCGCTGGCGAAGGCTCAGGAGCCGGCATCATCTCCTGCATGACGACCGCGAGCGGCTTCGCGTCCTCGTCCCGGGGCGGCATCTCGAGGATCTCCCGCAGCCGGTCCTCGTCGTCCTCCGTCGGGATCACCGCCTTCGCCTGGATCAGCGCCGCCCAGGTGGTGATCAGCTGCATCATCGCCTGGGTGGAAAGCGGCTTGAACTTGAAGTGCGGGTAGTCGCCATCGCCCCAGTTCTGCTCGCACAGGTCCTTCACGATCTGCTCGTCCACGCACGCCTCGAGGCGCATCGTGTCGGCCTTGAGCGTCCAGGCGAAGCTCTCGAGCTGCGTCTGCGACTGTGCGTAGGACCCCGTACGGCCTGTCGAGCTGACGCCCATCAGATTCGGCACGAGCAGTGCCTTGGCGATCGCGAGGTCGTGGAACTCGATCGCCGCCTTGAACGAGTCCGTGCCCTGCGGGAAGTGAACTTCCGCTGTTACACCAGCTGGCAGCAGGATGTACGACGACGCCTTCATATTCGAGAAGGCCGCTTGGAGCGCCAGGTGCTCCTTCGAGTTCGGCGTCAGATTCGCCTGCTCGCTCGCCTGCGCGACGGTGAGGCCGCCTCCGAGCTTCTCCATGTAGAACGCCCATAGCCGGATCAGCGTGTCCTTCATGTACCAGGAGCGGTACGCCTCGCGCAGGTCTGACTGGCCTAAGTACGGGTCGAACTCCGGGTTGTGGACGTAGTGAACGAACTTGTCCAGCTGGAACTCGATGATGCGGCCGGCCATGAGCTGGCGAACGTAGTCGAGCTCGCCGTACTCATCCGTCATGAACTGGAACGTCGACGGATCGCGGCCGCGAAGCGCTCGTAACCCCACCCACGTGCGACCGTCGATCTCGACCGGCTGATAGAGCTTCTCCGTGATCGAGAAGCCGAACTCGCGGCCCGTCGCGATGATGTTGAGCACATCGATGAACGATCCCGGCATCCATTGGATGATCTGCTGGATGATGCGGCTGCGCTGATCTTGCTCGGCCGGATCGAGTTGCGACCCGTCGTCCCAGTCGAAGGTCCAACCGCGCGACAAAATCGCGTCGCGCTTGAACGTGCAGACCGCCTTCACCTGCTCATCAGTCCGCATCTTGGCGTAGATCTGCAGGCCCTTCTTGCCGACCAGGTCGTCGGGGTTGTAGCGCGGGAACTGCGAGGTGAGGCCGGCACCCCAGACGGGACGGTCGAGCGTGATGATCGAGGTGTCGACGCGCTGCGCGACCGGCTTGCGGAGGAAGAACTCGGCGGCGCGGGAGAGAAAGCTCAAGGTTCGCTACGCCTTCCTCTGTTGAAGTTCTCGACTACCCGATGAAGTTGCTCGGGAGTCAGTTGAAAGGGGTGTCGGCTCGGCGGATTAAGTGACGGGTTGGTAAGGCCAAGCGCTGCTGCTTCGAACTTAGTAGCATCCGTGTGTCGCCCTTCGGCTCGCATCGTTGCCGCGAGTGCCGCAATGATTTCCTCCCGCACGATGCGGCGGATGTCGGCTTCGCTGAGCTGCTTGCAGCCGCAGCCGCATGTCTGTCCGCCAGCTATCGCTAGATCTCGCTGATGCTGATTCTTCGGGTGGTTAATGCTGTCAGACTGGATACCGCAATCGCATGCCGGGCAAATACCGGGGCCGCCCATCGATGGATTGCTGAAGTCCATGCCGCAAATCTTGCATCTATCCATGTTTGTTCACCCGAGCTTCTTCGCCAGTCACCACATCATGACGAAAGCAGCACAGATGCCGAGAATGATCAGCGTGCCACCAATCGCGCAGCTAGCGGCGCCAGCCTTACTGCAGGCGATGATGATTGGAGTGCTCACGACGTAGCCTCCTCGTTGGCCTCTACGTGTAGGAGCCGTACAACGTACTGCCCGGTCTCGCGATCCACTTGCGTATCTACGAACCTCCGTGCCTTGAGTGTTTCCCAATTGGCGAAGGTCTCACGGCTGATGCGTACTTCTCCACCCGCGTCATAAACGATCATGGCAAGCATCTCCACGATGCGACGGATGTCGGCTTCGGTCAGAACGGCGACTTTCACTTCCAAGTCAGTCACGAGTTGTCTCCCATCGGATCTCTCCCTTGGTGACGCGCTTCGCCTTGATGGGGCGTGGCGGAGTCATCCTCGGTCCTGATCACTCGAGCCGTGCCCTCGCACAAGGCGTAGATCGCGGCGTTGACCGACTCTGGCAGCTTCTCACCGTCCAGCAACTGGCTGACGATCTCCCACATGCCA